ATGCGCTTTTCAGTGGGGATTCGTGTAAGAAAGCTGCCATTGCCTGCACTGGGTTCAACGATCAATCCCCAGTTAGACCAGCGATAACGATTGCCCACATGCTGGATACATCGTTCTGCAATAGCAGGAATGGTATAGAATTGATCAAGGCCTGCTTCTCGTATACCAGCCGCCATCGTATATGATGTCAGATGATATAACCCGATCTTCAAATTTTACGATGAAACGCGTGTACAACATTCATGACAAAAAAGGGTTGTTGTACTAGAATTATCATGGCATCACAAGGGGGTCTCAATGTCAATCTCCGGAAGTTTGTGATGAAATCCATTCCACAAGATGCAGTTGCTGTCTTTATTGGTCGTCGTCGTACAGGTAAGTCAACTATTGTTCGTGATTTGCTCTTTCATCATCAAGATATGCCGATGGGTTGTGTGATTTCCGGAACAGAAGAGTCAAACGGTTTCTTTAAAAAGATTGTGCCACCCATGTTTATTCATGGCGAGTACAACCCTGTCATTTTGGCAAACTTTGTAAAGCGCCAGAAATTGGTCATGCAACGTATTCAACAAGATGAGGGCAAGGGCATCAAATCGAATATTGATCCCCGTGCCTTTATGATTTTAGATGATTGTATGTATGATGATTCATGGACGCATGACAAGAATATTAAATATTTATTTATGAACGGACGATGGCTCAAGGTCTTCTTCCTTATTACCATGCAGTTCCCTCTTGGTATTCAGCCCGCTCTTCGTACCAATGTCGATTATGTATTTATTCTGAGAGAGCCCTACATGAACAATCGCCGCCGTCTCTATGAAAATTACGGGTCTGCCTTTCCATCCTTTGAATTTTTCTGTCAAATGATGGATCAGTGTACTCAAAATTACGAATGTCTTGTGATTAACAACAATACACAGAGTAATAAATTGGAGGACACCATTTTCTGGTATAAAGCGGAAATTCACGGCGAATTTAAGATGGGTGCGCCTGAATTGTGGCGTCAATCTGAGATGTTGGCGCGTATCAAAGAGGAGGAGGACATTAACCAGTATGATCCCCGCACTTCACAGCGACTGAAAGGCCCCGCCATCAATGTAAATAAGAAATATTAATAGGATGAATCGATACAGCAAACATCTTTCTGGTATTGTGTTTATGATACTATTGCTTGGAATGATCATATATTTTACCGTGAATCTACGGTCTTGTGAATCCTTTGTGGACGCGGGTCGTTGTGGCGTGGATTTACCCTCGTGCTCTGGAAAACGCATACGGTGTATGAATGGATATTGCAAATCGGATATCCCTCCTGAGCTCCCTTGTCTATCCGATCTACCTATGACGCCACCGACGCGTTATTAATAAAACCTCACCCTGTGTTAGAAAATGGCTCACTCCAAATCAATGGGCATTGGCGCAATGGTTGTTCTACTTATTATTGCCGTTACCTTACTACCTATGATTGTTCGTTATGTCAATCGTATGGAACCGCACTTTGTCGCTGGATTTCGCAATTACATGAGTCCGATCGACTACAATGGCAATTCCACCGATCAGGGAGTCACTGATATTCCTGCCATTGGCCGCACCTCCCAGCTTCCTTCATGGCGCCCTGACCTCAACACGAATTACCTCTGCCGCTCTCCGAACGAAAGCGGAGTGCCATGCCCTGAGGGTCAGTTCTGCGATGGTACGACACAGGCATGCGTCCCTGTGTATGCAGGCGGTGATCCCAACAAGAATTGGGTTGGATATTTTGCGTAACAAAAAACTCATAATAGTTACTATTATTTATTTTTTGTATTACTTTGTTGTATATTTACTTTGAATCGGATGATGATTCCGATGGTGTTACCGATGGGGTGACCACCTCATTTTCAACCTTCTCCACAGAAACCGCAGCCTTCTCCACCTTGCGCTGAAAAGCCAAATCACCCTGGCCGCCAAACATGGAGTCAAACTGACCCGACGACGAGCCACCCACCACCTGCTTCGAACCCTTCGTGCGCTCCTCGAAGAACTTCTCGCGCGAGTCCTCATTCTCCTTGTACTTCTTCATGAGCGTATTCAGCTGATCATTCGAATACTCCTGATCCTGCACCTCATGCGGCTGAGGATCCCATGGCGTCCACTTACCAACATCGGCCATAAAGATGTTGTGGTACTTGTCCTTCGACTGGAGCTTCTTCGCCTTGAGCTCTGCCTCCTTCGGATTGCCATAGACACCGCGTACTTTCACGCCGCGAATGGAAGTGTGAAAGTCATTCTGCGCATGGAACTCCTCCTCCAGCTTGGTCTTGTGCGAATACAGAAAATCATCATAGGCCTCGTTGATCTTTGTCTTGTTGAGATCCGCCTTGCTCTTCTGCACGAAGGAACCATACGAAGTCATGATATCATCCACACGCAGACGATTCTTACGGCAAAGGGCAGCGGCCTCAAATTGATCCTTCTTCTCGAGCTCCGTGGCATGCTCGTTCAACTCCTCATTCACATGAGTTACGGTATCGACCAGGAACTTCTCCAGATTCTTGATCTTCCAGTCGACCTCGTAGGCATGAAGGAATCGCTTGAAAAAGAAGAGGTCCTTCTTTTCGAGCACTTTCTCCGGACTCAGAAAACTGAGGAGCACATAGCGCTGGCCTGGAATCTCGGTGTCTTCGTCTAGAAAATCTTCCAATACGGTGTCGGGTTTATTGGTGTCGCTCATCTCTATGATTCTCTGTGTTGCTATGCTTTAAACTCATTACCCTGTCTGGAGCCATCCGAGTTCAGATGAGTTTTTTTCTTGAGACTGAATATAGAAACATGATGGGCTACGGATTTGCTGAAATTGTTAACCGCGTTATTAAGTATCTGATCGAGGGTCTCGTGATTGCCGCCGCGGCTATCTTTATCCCCAAGAAGGCCCTCCCGATGGATGAGGTCGCCACCCTCGCTGTCCTCGCCGCCGTTGTGTTTGCCATCCTGGACGCTGTGAGCCCGAGCGTGGGAGTTACGGCTAGACAAGGCGCAGGTTTTGGACTAGGAGCCAACCTCGTCGGCTTCCCTGCCCGCATGTAAATCCGGTTTACATCAAAATGACTATCATATTGAATAGATGTCCTATTATTTATGATAATTACAGTATATGTTTAAAATCGTATGAAATAGTAGAATGGGAAGTTGGTTTAGTTCATTAGAGTCTTCTTTTGGCCCATCTGATGAAGCTATAAAAGAGGCACTACGAAAAAATCAATCTCCCCCGCCGCTAAACGCAATACAAATACAAAAAGAACGAAATGAGAAAGAACGGGCCCATCGAAATTCCTTTAAAGGTGGTAAACGCCGCTCATTGCGTAAATCATCGTGTCGATCGAAGAAACGCCGCGGGACAAAGCGTCAAGTCCGTTAAGTCTCCTCGCCGAATGATGTTCTGAATGTCCGAATGAATCTTGCAGTTATTCGTTCGCACCAGGGTCAAGGACAGATCTCGTCGGCCTACGAGCAAAGGAGTCGCCAGAAAAGTCGCCAGCTGACCATAATGAATTTTCTTATGAGGACCATAATATTTCACTTGAACGATATGCTGAAAACATTCGTCGATTAAATCAATTCCTTTATCCGTCAAAGGGAATCCAGCATTTCGTTTATGGCTCAGAGGAAGATCCTCATAGACATAAAAGGGACGGTTGTGCTGTTTGGTTAAATGGATGGCTGCATAGTATTCAAAGAGAGTGGGTCGGTGCCTAATATGGAACATCTGATCCTTCAAATAACGGAGATGAGATTGCATGGTACGAATTACATCCAACAATTACTGATATCAATTTTATGCTGATTATAATTTCTCAAACATGGAAAACATTTTAAGACCCTCGTGAAAAAGACGGACATCCGCCAAAATCTTTTTCGCGATTGCCTTTGTATTTTTGTTGCGATACGATGAAAAAACCCAAATGTTTGAATTATATTGTTTCCAGTGCTGATACTGTTTGTAATCCGAACCGATTGTCATGTAGATGCTATAGAGTTCTTTCTTGTACGCTTTATGTGTTTCATCCATTGGAGGCTGCGGAGTAGAGGGCTCACGAGTCTCAATCATTTCAAAAGAATCCTCAAAAATGAGCCCCATCCATTTTAGCATGCGATCCATTTGTAACTGATCGAGTTCGCGCTCATCATCGGTATCAGACCGAACCAGCGTCGGGGTGGGTCGGTTTCCTCCTGAAAAATAAGAGGTGTAGATACCCGTTAGGCTCGAAGCCATAATCGGTGCAATGTTATTCACCACCAAGTGGTACATAAATTCGGAGGCCACGGTCGCCATTTGTTGTAGGAGGGAATTATTTTGTAGGCCCTATTCTTTTTCTAATAGCTTTTTCAAATTAATACAAATTTCTACATTGTAGTCGATATTTGTATTAACACCGCATTCATAATCCACAATTGTACCGTCTAGACTGTACGAATATACCCCCATTTCATATCAGAACAGATCTGCTCCCATGTCTTGTCCTGCAAATACAACTTATCGCGATTTTTGAGCAACGGAAAGCAGGCCAGATACTCATCCATCTCCAGCAATTCGCAAAATTTATAAAGGACATACCCATACGACAAAAAGTTGCGCCGGCCCTTCGGGCAATGCTTCTTAAACGACGGCTGAATTTCCCGAAACATATGGCGCAGTTTCTCCTCGTCTTCGCGCGACATGAACGGCGCATTTTGTCCATTGAGCCGATTAATAATGTGAGGAATGTGTTCGTAATATTTCGAGCATTTCATCTTTCGAAGAATTTCACGCAACTTCGTGGGCTTGAGAGATCCCATGTTGGTGATGCGTTCTTTCTTAAGTTGAATCAAGATCTCATCGTAAATATCGGCGGGAATTTCGGTACTTTCCTTGGCCTGAAACTGGGCGAGCCATTCATTAAAATGATTAATTTTCTTATAGGCATAATAACAAATCTCTCGAGGGGGGTCCTTGTAGGATGGCTTGTCACTGTCGACCAAAATGAATTCCTGGTGTCCGCATTTTGCGCATGTGAGATTGGCCTCATTTAAACACATATTCATTTCATTTCCACAGCGCTCGCATAAAGTCCAAGGATCATCATATTCATCCTGGTTGCTTCGGCCCATAGCGGGATCCTCCAAATGCAAATATTCATTGAGAAGCTGGTGACGCTGAAAGCTCTTTTTCTCATTGGAGGGCGCAGGTTCCGATCCATCATTGCTGGAATCCAGCTGAAAAGAATCAAGCACACTATCAAGCGTTTTCTCTTGAGCAACTTCCTCCAAAATGGCTAAAATGGATCCAGGTTTCGCTTTATTCGATGTAAATGTCGCAGTTCCCTGTTGAATTTGGTCCTGAATGTCGTAATAATTATACAGAATATCACCTGTTCGAAGATAATAATCCATTACCTCTGTTCCATTTTCAATAGACTGAATCCGCTTCTCTAACAATTCCGCATCGCGCTCCCATCTCCAGCTTTCCATATCCGTTGTGGCCTCTTTGATCTTCTTTTGAAGGTGTGATAATTCCTCTTTGTATCTTTCAATGTTATCTTTTTCTTCCAACATGGTTTGAACTTTCTGATTGTGAATGGCATCGAGCGTGGTACGAGCTTCTGGGTTACTTCGCTTCGAACTCTTTACTTTGAAAAATGCACTGTCACTCATCAAATGTACTTATACGGTATGTGTGGGGTGGTTTTAAACCCCTCCTGTTATCAATGGATGATTGCGTGTGAACTGCGTTTAAATTCTGTGAAAAATGCGTACGGTATGAGTTTATGATCCATAAAACAGATATTCAATCGTAATGGGTTCAGAGGGTTCATGTTGATAAACATGGGTGCGCTCAACAACATGCTGCATACGCCGATCAAATTCAGTTTCTTCTAGATGGAGGATTCCTGCATGAGTATAACGAAAAGGCGAAGGATGCTTATGATTTCCCTCTTTGTATTGATCGGGATTCATTCGAAGAAAGAC